AGGTGTTGGCTTGGCTTCCTCTATGAGTTTGTAAATGATGTCTCGCTCTTTATTGTTAAGCATCAGTGTAACTCCTCATGCGTTTGCACCCACTGATCTGGGTCATACATGTTCTCAATCTCGTCTATGATCCACAGACGCTCTCCATGTTCCACACCTTCGGGGTCCAGCTCCAAACCAGTTAAAAAATCAAGCACCTCTTGCCTAAATTTTTTAATCTTCTTGGCCTCTTCAAACGTCATGCAATCATCCTTATCACACGCCTGTCTGGTATATCCAATGTTTGTCATCTCCAACACCCTTTCATAACTAATACACCTGTTGATGTATATTTTGCAATACAAAAACGCACGAAATGTGTCTGAAACGTGTCACAAAACACCTTTTGACGCATCACGTCACAGACGTCTAGCAACGTCTTGTAATATCTACAAATACTTTCGGGTGTCAAAGGTGTCTTGAAGGTGTCTGAGATACCCTTACCAAGGGTATTACAGACACAATAAAATGTGTCAATGCTTACCATAACCTATTGTTTCCTTTCTGTTTTTCACTAGGGTGTGTCTTGCAAAGCTGATGCCGTGTGTCTCAAATGTGTCACGTTTTTCAAGCAGGTCCACAGTTGTCTTGAGGTGTGACGGTGCGAGGTGAGCATATCGCATCACCATCGACAACGTCGTATGCCCCAGCAGGTCTGCCACCGCTCTCAGGCTTGCGCCTTTCTGCACCAACAGGCTCGCATATGTGTGCCGACAATCATGGGGATGGAAGTCTGCAATGCCACAGATGTCACACGCTTCGTTAAAGTATGGATAGAAGTCACCCCGATCCCACTCGATGCCGGAAGACGTGGGAAAGATCAGGCCGGAGCCTCGTTTGCCCATCGCACTCACAGCTTCGCTCGGCAACGGTATAGACCGCACCAACTTCCTCTTCTTCTTGCCCTTGAAAGAGGTCACATGGACGTTACCACGCACCACATGATCCCACTTCATACGGAACAACTCACTGATCCGCACACCAGTATAAAAAAGAACAATAACCATCTTTCTTATCTCTTCTGGCGCACTATCAATGAGCGCATCCCGCTGGTCTTCATCAAGCCAGCGCACTCTGGAATCGTCGTAGACTGGCTTGACAATCTCAAGTCTTGGATACTCCAACCCATTGTTCTTCGCATGGGTAATCACTGCACTCAAAGTCTGCAATCGTCTGGCCACAGAATTAGCAGCAATGCCGCCATCATGCGCCCAAGACATAGCCTCTTCCAATGTCAGACTTGCAAACGTCTTGGCCCCCAAAGACCTGACCAGAATGTTGCCATTCGAGACATCGGTCTTGCCAGGTTTTGAGGGTCTGTTCAAGAAAGCGTCAACCGCAAACTCAACGGTTGTCGTATCCTTCTTTCTGCTTTCGCCTTTGTACTTTCCTTCGAGAGCGAGCAACAAAATCCTCTGCAACTCGTCCTCTGCCATCCTTCTCTGGCCCATAGAAAAGCCAGTGCTTTTTCTGACACGAACCTTCTCACCAAACTTGCTGGTGACAGTTCCTATTATGTGCCAGCTTCCGCTGCGTGGCTTCAAAGCTAAAGACATTACTTCGACTTCTCGTACAGCGACTGGAACTTACACTTGGCGTCTGGATTTTCTTTTCTCCAGTTGTCCCATGTAGCGTCCCAGTTTTTGGGAAGACCACCGCTCATCAGCAGATATTTTTCCTCGTCACAAGCATCAAATTCCTTTTGCAGACGCAAAATAATCTGAGTTCTTGTGCTCACACCAACCTTCTTGGCTACGCCACGGACGTGAACCTTTGCGGTGTTCAGAGTTATACCCATCCTTTCGCTGATCTCTTGATTGCTTCGTCCATTAAGCAGCATCTGCAATGCTACATGCTGTTTTGTTGTAAGCGTCTCCAGCTTTCCATAGTCTTTTGCTTCCGAAACATCTGCGACTTCTTCGGTCTTACTTACTTTTTGTTGAGTTCCAAAAGCTAAATGATTGAGCAAATTATCCAACTTCATTTGAAGGTGATTTACGTTTAACTCAATCCTGTCTAATTGCGCGTTCATATCTCTATCTCCGTCTAAATTTTCATCCATATTTTTCCTCGGACAAAAAATTAGGAGAGTCTTGCGCCCAATCGTTATGAAGATTTATGTGGTCTTCATCTCTGTAAGTTTTATTGTTCATCAGTCCAATCCTATTTTTTTGTCTCACGGTACAAACAAATAGGATGATGATTGGGACCGCGTGGCGGGTTGATATACCCTTCACCGTATCCTAAGCCTTGATTTCTTTTAATGTCTGCTAAGTAGTATGACACTGCGATCCTCCTTGGTTCCTGTCTCTTCACGGGAGAAAGTGGTGCTGCCTGCGAGGATTGAACTCGCGGCCTCGTCCTTACCAAGGACGCGCTCTACCACTGAGCTAAGGCAGCCTAATGATTTGGGTGTATCATGTACAATACAGTATGTCTAGCATTTAATACACTATGCACCAAAAATTTCTTTCACGCTCGCGTCTAGGTCTTTGAAGCTATCGTGACGTGCAACTACGGTCCCAACGATCATTGCTTCATCGCCGTTGTTCTCGACCACCGATGCACCACCCCCATCATTGTGGCACAAAATGTAGTGCTTCGGATCACGCCAAGCTACAATATAGTAGTGATTGTCTGGAACTTCTGTTGCCACGTCCTTCACCCAGTTACCTTCGATCCGCATGACCGCTTTCTTCGTCGGATCATACCCAGTCACAGACTTGGCCCACGTCTTCCCAGACCTCGGAGACCAGCCGCCACGCTTCTTCTTGGCTGACACCTTTGGTTTGCTCGCGATGTCTGACTCGCTCACCAGCCCATCTTTCACTGCCAGCGCACTCAACTCGAACATCAAGTCCTTCTTCTCCTCCATATTCATAGCCCGATACATATTCACAACCATCTCAACTGCACTCATCACACACCTCCTACGACGTGACCGCCCCATTGCTTGGCCATTGCGTCTGCAATGCCCTCATAAAACTTTGACCTAATCTTCCACCGATCCTTGCTCGGCGGAGTCTTGTGACACTCGTCTCTGGCTGTCTTCCCATCCAACGTGCCAGTTGCAACCAGCTTCGGAAGGTTCTTCAACCACAGACATGTCCGCTTCTTCACGTTGTCTGCACCAGCTTCATCAACACCAAACTCCCACGGCTGCACACTCTGGCTGTGCGGCTCGAAGTTCCGTATCCTCTCCTTGGCATGGCGGTGCATCACTGGGTTCTCCACCGCTACATGAGGTACGTCTGCGTTCCACAAGTCTGAGAACAAGTCTGCGCCCTCGTCCAGCTCACGCCACATCTCCTCAAGGCTCCGCCCAGGTGGCGGCTTGCTCAACCACCGCACTCCGCTGTTACACAGACGCGTACAAGGCGGGTGTGCAATCACAAGCAAGTCAAATACCTCAACCGCCAGCACTTCACGCACGTCTGCAACGATGTGCCGATTGCTCGGCACATCGCTTGGCAAGACATCGCAACTCCACGCATCATGCCCTTCACGCAAAAACGCCTGACGCACAACGCCAGACGTTTCGCAACCAACCAATACTCTGGCCATCACTCTTCGACCTCCTCAATATCAATGTGTTCTGCCTCCAATCGAATCCTCATAATGCTGCCTTGCCTGGTACGGATGCGCGGCACTTCCCAATCACAGCCGCCATCAGTTCCAATATCTAAAGGCGATAACTCTTGGTTGATGCTTTCAACAACACCTTCAGGAATCCACATCGAAAGGTCTGCACTTGTAACCTCGTCCAGTTCAACAAGCTGTTTAGCAACATGCTCCACCGCCTTGCTGTTCACATAATATGATTTCATCACTTCACTCCCTTCGTCATCAGTTTGTACTCATGCTCAATCACACCGAGCGCAGCGTTACCCACAACCTGCTCGGCAATCCAACGCTCGGTCACACGACCATCCTTGTGGTGATACAGACGCCAATGCCCACGTCTGACGTGCTGTCTCTTCGGACCACCGCCACCCTTGAACATCCGCTCGTATCGCTTGACCCCCCTTGGCTTGGGCAGATCAATCTCCAAGACGCGCACCTCATTGCGAGGCACACGTCTGCCGTACAGCACACGGTCAACGCCTTTGGCTAATTCCCTCTCGACAACGATGTGCGGATAGTTCATCAGAGCAAACACAGCGATCAGAAACCGCATGTCACCGCCATGCAATTTCAGATGACCCAGCCAAGCCTTCGTCGTCTCTATCAATGGTTGGTCGGTAATCATCCCAGCACACTCGTGAATACCCATGCCAAGATGGCTAGAAAACTCACTCACTGCGCGTCTGTTCTTGCCTTGCCACCGACCAGCATCGCTTGCTGTTTTACCAAGCCAATACTCTATGTAAGACTCGCCAAGAAACGCTTGAGCCATCGCCATCTGCTGCTTGGCGAACTCTTCTTTCGAGACCGTATCAATATGGTTGGCACTGTTGCGCTGCGCCCACTCCTGATCCAGCTTGTTGTCTTGTTGCATGTAGATACCAGCAACTTCGACAAACAACTTGCCCCCAGCAGACGCGTATTGCATGTAGCAAGGAGTTGGTTCGTCTGGGAATAGGTTGTGCTCGATGTGATAGCCAACCTTGTCTGCTTCCTTCCCCTGACTGGCCGTAATCCCAAGTCTGGCGTAGGCATCAACCAGCAACTGGGTCCGCTTCTTCTCATTCCATTCAATCCACAAGTTCTCAAATGGCGGCTTGGCTACATAAAACATATCCATCAGCACACTTGGCGGTGACATGCTCGCAAGCACCGCATGTTCCAACAGACTGTCTGCGACCATGATCTTGGTGGCCCCCAGCAACTGGGAGCGCACTCTATTTTTGGCATAGTCAGACTCCTTGCCTTTCACATACCTGTTGAAGGCACGTTTAGGCTCAGTCAAAGAGAGCAAGACCTCGTTGAAAAAGTCTTGCTCCTCGTAAGCACCCAAGGCTGTGATGTCTGCCATCAGCATTTCCTTTCCAAATACGCAATCAGGAGAAGCACACGGTCATACGCACTCAAATGCGTCTCAAAACCATCGACCATGTAGTTGTCCTTGTGCTCATCAGGCATGACCTCAAGCTGGTGCTTGAGGTCATAGGCGAGGGTCAGTTCTTCAATCATTGGCGTCCTCCCATTCATCCTTGGGCATGATGGATGTCTCGCCATCACAGTCGTGACACCACTTGTCCACGCCGCCCTCTTCATCGCCGTCGAACCAGCACCCCTGC